TAAAAGACAGCATGCGATCCTTTGCTAAGGATAAATGCTGGATAACCTATGAGGAGGTTGTAGATGATATCAGTTCAAGCTCTTTACACAAAGAAGAGAGCATTAGAACTTGATTGGGAGCAACACTACATTCAAGAGGGAATATATACTCTTGATATGGTTAGGATTGACGAAAAAATTCGTGAAATCATTAACCAGATTAAAATGTCTGAAGCTGAAATAGCACACAGACAAATTAAGGTAGAGATGGCTGCTCCTGAGTTTTCTGTAGCTAGCTAAAACTAGCTATTTATATCCGAAAAGTAGATTTTCGATGCAGGTATCCCTTGCGCTATTCAATAAATTAAGTTATATTTTAATTACTATACACTAACTTTCTAATATCGACGCAGTATAGTCGACGGCCTAGAGACGATATTGGAATAACTAGGAGAACATAACTATGGCACAAACAACATTTTCAGGACCAGTCCTTTCGCAAAACGGCGCTGGATTTCTTGGATCAATTATACCTGGACTTACAGGTCTTACTGCATCTACAGTAGCAACAGCAACAACTTTAACTTATGCTGTTAATACTATAACAGTAAATAATTACACTGGTGCTGCAGCTCAAACTGTAACATTACCAGCAGCTAGAGCAGGATCAGTAGTGGTTCATGCTCAATCGGTTGATACAACTGGTGGAACTGCTAAATTAATTTTTGATTGCGCAGGAACAGATGCACTTGCAACAGGATCAATAATTGAAAGCAGAACAACTAACGCTCTTTCTATTGATACATCAACTGCAGGTGAAACTCGTCTTGAGTATACACCAGCAAACGCTACAACTAATTTATTTAGTCAGGGTTCTTATATTTATTTTTCATGTGCACAAGATGGTATATGGACAGTAGCATATAAAATGCAAGCAAATCCGGCAAGCGCAGGTAGTGCAAGTTCTACAGGTGTTTTCGCTTTTGCAGCATAAATAATTAATTTTTAAGGAGCTCGTAAGGGCTCCTTAAATTATAAGGAGAAAAATATGGGAAGTTATAAAGGTGATATACAAGCAACTAGATTTACAGCAAATACTTCTACTGCAATTGTAGCAGGACCAATTAGATTAAGAGGTATTATCGTTGCATCTGATGGAACAGGAGCAGGAAGTGTAATATTAAAAACAACATCTTCTGCAGGAGCTACTTTATTTATAGCTGATGTACCAAGTGGAGATGTTATTAATTTTAGTTTTCCTGAAGATGGAATTTTATTTCCAAAAGGAATTTTTACAACTACTTTAACTAAAATTACTGCAGTTACATTACTAACAGATAAATATTCTGGACCTGGATTAACAGCGTAGGAGAAGCTAAATGGCTAACACTACTTCTGGAACTACAACTTTTGAAAAGACCTTTTATATAGATAAAATTATAGAAGAGGCTTACGAAAGAATAGGTATGTCCGCTCCAAGAACTGGACAAGATTTAGAATCTACAAGAAGATCTCTAAATATAATGTTCCAAGAGTGGTCAAACAGAGGTCTTCATTATTGGGAAGTAGCAAATAATTCAATCTCCATGGTCAATGGTCAATCTGTCTATACTCTTTATAGATCAGCAGGAGATGGAACATCGGATGGTGTATTTACATTATTAAATGGTGGAATTGATGCATCTCAAACTACAATAACTGTAGATTCTGTAGATCAATTTCCAACATCAGGAACTTTATTAATTGATTCGGAACAAATAACTTACACAGGAACAGACACATCTAATAATACTTTTACAGGTTGTGTTAGAGGTGCAAATAGTACAACAGCTGCAATCCATGCTGATAATGCAAACGTTTATGATAATAATTCAATCATTTATGGACCTGATGATATATTAGAAGCTGTTTATAGAAACACACAACAAACACCTGTTGTTGATTTTCCACTTACAAAAATAGATAGATCTGCTTACAGTGGATTATCTTCTAAATTTTCAACCGGTCAACCTACACAATATTTTGTACAAAGATTTATAGATAAAATTACAATCACTTTATTTTTAACACCAGGCACAAGTGAAGTTAATAATGTAGTTAATTATTATTATGCAAAAAGAATTCAAGATGTTGGAGCTTATACAAATGCAACAGATGTTCCATATCGATTTGTCCCATGCATGTGCGCAGGACTCGCTTATTATGTATCATTAAAACTTGCTCCACAAAGAACACAAGAATTAAGATTATTATACGAAGATGAATTAAAGAGAGCATTAGAACAAGACGGCTCTTCTTCAAGTTCATTTATAACACCAAAAACTTATTATCCAAATGTCTAAGAATTCAAGAGGAAAATATTCTTATATGATTTCTGACCGATCTGGTCAGAGATTTCCATATCAAGAAATGGTACAAGAGTGGAATGGTTCATGGGTACATGTTTCTGAATATGAAGCAAAGCAACCTCAGTTAGAACCAAAACCAACTACAGCTGATCCACAGGGTTTAAGATATGCACATCCTGACAGACAAGAACCACCGGTATTAATACCACTTACACCCGATCCCTTTTCAACTGTTATCTATTCTGGAACAACTTATATTAATGTATTTTCACAAAATCATCAAAGATCAACAGGCAACATTGTAAGATTTAGAGGCCCAACAGATGATACTGGATTTACAGATGTACAATCTTTTGATGGAGTTACAAATATTTCAAATGCAAATGGATTTACTATTACAGTTGGAAAAATAGATTCATTTGGTAATATAGCAGATACTATAAACTATTTTAATTTTACAGGAGCAGGAACAGCAACAATCGGAGGGGTATCAGGCGGCGGGGCACAATGTTCTGCAGGTCCGGTTACACTACAGGCTTAATATGACATATTCAGAATTAGTTACAAAAATTAGAGATTATACAGAAGTAGATTCAAATGTATTTACTTCAACTATTATAAATGGATTTATTGAAAATGCAGAATTTAGAATATTAAGAGATGTAGATTCTGATAATAACAGGAAATATGCAACATCTAATATTATTATTAACCAAGATTATTTTAATACCCCAGATGATTTATTAGTAATTAGATCTATTCAAATTACAGCAAATGGAGAAATTCGTTTTTTAGATGTTAGAGATATGACTTTTATTAATGAATATAACCAAGAACAAAATACAGGCACACCTAGATATTATGCAAATTGGGATGAAAATACAGTAATTGTGGCCCCGAGCCCCGATCAAGCTTACCCAATTCAAATAAATTATATCTTGAAACCAACTGGATTATCTAGTACTACTGCTAATACATATTTAAGTCAGCAATTTCCCAATGGCTTATTATATGCTTGCCTAGTTGAGGCGTATGGATTTTTAAAGGGTCCACAAGATATGTTGCAATATTATGAAAATAGATATAAGCAAGCTATCGAAGGATTCTCATTAGAACAAATGGGAAGAAGACGAACAGATGAGTTTCTAGATGGAGAACCTCGTATAGTTCGTAAACCACAATAGGAGAAACAAGTATGGCCATTACACAAGCGTTACCAAATAGTTTTAAAAAACAACTATTAGATGGGGATCAAGATTTTTCAGCATCAGGTGGTGATAAGTTCAAGTTAGCTCTTTATGTATCAACTGCAACATTAGGTGCAGCAACAACTTCATTTACAACAAGTGGAGAGGTAGCAAACACTGGAACATATGTATCCGGTGGAAAAGCATTAGTAAATTCTGGAACATCAGTTGTATCAACAGTTGCTTTCACAGATTTTGCTGATTTATCTTTTCAGAACGTTACATTAACTGCAAGAGGCTGCTTGATATATAATACATCGTTTAGTAATTCTGCAGTTGCAGTATTAAACTTTACGACTGATAAAACAGCTACTTCAGGAACATTCACTATCCAATTCCCAGCTTTCACTAATACATCGGCTATTATAAGAATAGCTTAGTAGGAGTATTCTGGCATGGCCAATACAACTTGGGGTGAGTTAGGTTGGAGTGCAGGAACCTTTGGTGGACAAAATGATGCTGATGTTTTAGTAACAGGTCAGTCATTAACATCTGCTTTAAATTCTGTTTCTATTTCTCTTAGTCCAATTATTAATTTAAC